GTAATGTTTTTTCACTAGCTCCTTTGAGTCCGTCAGCTATGTCGTCCCTGCCTTGTTCCTCTGCTTTCGCTATTGCATCAACCTCAAGACGTTGTCTTTGAGTTTCGTTCTGCTCTGCTTGCTGTTGTTGAACAGTAGCCTGACGCTTAACTTGTCCACGTTGCTCTGCCTGTGCAATTTGCTCAGGTGTAGCACCTAAGCCAACAAGAGAACCAACAGCTTCTTGGTAGTCACGGCCTTCTGCTGCTGCTTGTTCTAAACCAAATAAGCCACCAGTAACGCCACGCTGAGTACGCTCACGTTCCTCTTTCATCCGCTGTGACGCTCTAGTCATAGAAGGACCAGCGGCTGCTGCTCTACCTACTTCATACAGGTTTTGACCAAATGCAGGCTGCATAAGACCCTGTATTAGTCCTTTTGAAAACGTAGCCATCTTAGTCTCTCCCTATACCTAGTAGATCAAACAGTGGGTTAACAATCTCAGTAACACCGCCACCCATGCCAACTTGCTGTGGTGTCAACAGTCCTGACAGGAGACCAGTACCTAATTGACCGTAGAGGTTAGCTTGTCCAAGACCTGAACCAAGCAGTGCCTCAAGTCCACCCATTTGTGCTTCACCAAACAAACCAGCGCCAGTCAGCTGACCACGTTGTGCCATTTGTGCAGCTGGCATACCTGCTTGTAGGACGTTCAATGCTTGTGCTTGAGGTGTATAACCAGCACCCATGAACTGACCACCTAGCTGTGCCTGCTGCATCTGCTCAGCTTGCGCCTGTTGCATTGCACTTAGCATCGCCTGGTTACGTGCTTCTTCCTGAGCCTTAGCCAAAGCAAACTGCTCAGGAGCGCCTCCGAACTGCGCCGTACGCAAACCTAAGCGTCCTTGTGCCGCTAAACGCTCTTCAGTAGCAAGCCTCTGACGTTCCTCTTCAGGACGCTGTGCTTCCCTAATGCGTTCAAAAACAGCCTGCTCACGTGCCTGCGTAGGTTGCATAGCCTGTTGATAAAACTGACCTGCACCTCCAAACATCTGCTGTTGGAACGCCTGTTCTTGAGGAGACAAACCTACAGTAAGACCACCTTCAGGAGTAGTAGTTAATGCTCCTCCTGTTCCTGTCGTTACTGTAAAGGGCATAAACCGTGTTTGCTCTACACCAGTAGTAGCAATGTCGCCTGCTTCCCTTCTTGCTTGTTCACCAATTTCGCCAAGGCGTTGATAAGCTTTACCTGTAAGTAAACCACCAGCGCCTAAAGCACCTAAACCCAATAGTTGTCTTAATGTGTCGCTCATAGTAATTTACCTATCAAAGCCATTACATTGATCTCCTGTAGTGACAGTTGTGAACCGTCAATCTCTGCTTCTAAACCTACAACAACACTAGTTCCGTAGCCTGTTGCGTTTAAACTTCTTTGGTTGGTCAAAGCGCCTCCTGTAAACTCCACAGTTGTGTACTCGCTTTCACCGAAGAAACCAGTAATCTGGTCTCCTACTGTAAACTCTGCTGTTGCGTACGTACCCTTAAAGTCATACGCCCATTTCATAAATACTGTTGCGTTGTTAGCACCAACAAGTGTAGGCTTCAGCTTCTTCAAGATTTTGACTCTGGAACTGTCACCAAATGTCAAACTTGGGCTGTAGTACTTAAAGCGGTAGCCTAAACCGTTGTCCTGATAACCAGTGTACTCACTAATCCCTTCAGACGTGCCTATGTAAAACGTACCGTCGTCCAAACGTGTGTAGGCTGTGAAGCCTGTAGAAGGCCAACGAGTGACACGGTATGAGCCATTCTCTGTTGTGCCTCTAACGTCGAAACAGTAGGTGTTGTCCTGACCTACAAAAGTTAGTAAGTAAAAACCTTCTTCAGGGCTATAAGCAGACCTAAAGAATGTGTTTTCTGTCTGCAGCGCACTAATGATGTCCTTAGTAATATTTCCTGACAAACTGCTAACAGGCATGGACTTCTGTTGTATTGTGCGTCCAAAGCTCTTCAAACCAGTGTGTGACAAGAAGATCACGTCAGTACCAGTGTACTGCACAGTGTCTCTGTCTACGCAACCAACGCCTGCTACAGTGTCAGCCAGTGTCATCGTTGCTGGTGCTTCTGCTCCTTGGTACACCACAATGCTGTGCTTACCAAAGATGATAAGGAAGCCGTTGTGTGCAGCTAGTGCAACAATCTCGTCGTAACCGTCAGGCCAAACTTTGGATATGTCAATGGACCCACTAGTGCCGCCTGAGTAGTCATGGCCTATCAACAAGTCAGACCAGTAAACAGTAGAAGGACTAGTGCTAAGACCTGTTACCCAAAGACGCCCATAAGCAGAACAAACTTCGTTGCCTTGTACAACACCAGCAGCACCAGCTACTGAGTCCAGACGTACTACAGACGTGCCGTCGTACACCAAAGGTGCATGAGAAGCTTGAAACAAGTACGCTTTGTCGTTAAAGTTAACAATCTTCCAGTTGTCTGCTGTGATCGTGTAGCTACCAGGTGTAGCGTCAGTAAGCGTAGTAGTACCTGTGAATATCTTGTTGTTGCCTACAGACAGAACTACGTTGCTGCCACTACTTCTTTCAAACTCTTTTATAGCTCTGATAGAACCAGAGCCTAACGCTGTCTTGTCAGTTGTAATAACGCTATGACCCTTACGTGCCGCAATACGACCACGTTTGTCAATCACAGCGTTGTCTGCTATTTCAGCAAACGACGGGTCTTGTGCTAACGGCGAGTCTTCGGTGTTAATACCTTTGAACGCTGGTGCTACAAGATTAATGCTACGTAGTTCTTGAGCCATATCAGATAGTCCTAAAGTACATTTCTTCTGGATGCTTAGCTGCGTCTATTGCGATAGCATCAGACAGATACTTATCAGCAATACCAAAGTACTCAGCAGTAGAAGTTCCTCCTGTTTCTCCACGTTCACGAGCCAACAAAGCAACAGCTAGGTGTATCACAGGCTGTGAAGGCACTAGCAGTGAGTCCGTGTTAGCACTCAAGTCAGCCTGTCGCTTAATTACGTCAAACCGCAAGCTGTACACACCGTCTGGTGTTGGACCTACGAGTACTTGCGTGTCACCACTGGCGTCAAGGCCGTTGTACGTGTAGTACATAGGTGCGCCTGTAGCAGCGTTATTTATGTACAGTTGCTCGTTAAACCAGTCCTTACTTTGGTACTCCATAAAGACGTTACTAGTGTCGTTAAGAACACACATAACTTTTACGTTGTCGCCACAGTCTGTCAAGGAATACGTATTGTCGTCAGCTGTGGTAGAAACAGTAATAGTGCTTCTCAAGGCTGACCAGTCGTTAGACTCCTCTACTAATTTCTTAGCGTCGTTAATAAAGTCACCAACCATCTTGTTATAAGTAGTGCTAGTAACCGACGTGGTTTCTTCTTCACGCAGTCTGCGTAGCACGTTGTTCATAAGGTTTAAGTATGTCATCCGATATATTCCTTAAACAAACTGCTTGTTATTCCGATTGGACCTAATGTCTCTTCTAAAGACGCCACGTAGTCAACTTGAGGTGCTTGACCTATTTCTTCTATAGTAGGCAACTCATAAGTAATACCTGACATGAAAGGAGTAAAGTCAGTTCTTTGAGGTGCCGCCGCAGCTGCCATCATGCCTGTCCCACTACCAACACCAGGTCCTGTGCCGTCACCAGTACCTGTCCCTGTTCCAGCACCTGAACCACCTCCAGTTCCAGTACCGTCACCTACACCAGTTCCAGCACCAGTTCCGTCTCCAGCACCATCTCCAGTTCCTGTAGTGTCCTTACCACGTGTTTCGGTATCCTTACGCTCTTGCTCAGAAGACTCAAGATCCTTTTCTAGCTGTTCGTCAGCAGCGTCCTTTCTGCCTTGTTCAGCATCCTTAGCTTCTGTTTCAGCAGCTGCGTCCTTTTGAGCATTCTCGTCTTTGGTAGCTTCCTCAGCCGCTTGTTGTTCCTTAGCGGCTTCTTCAGCAGCTGCTTGTTCCTTAGCTTGCTCTTCAGCTGCTACCTCTTCCTTACGTGTTTGCTCTGCTTCTTCCTTACGTGCTTGCTCAGCTTCTTCTTTACGTGCCTGTTCTGCTTCTTCCTTTTCTTGAGTCTCAGCAGCAGCTTCTTTTTCTGACCTTTCTGCTGCGGCTTCTTCTTTCTCCTGAGTTTCAGCAGCAGCTTCCTTTTCAGCCTCTTCAGCGTCCTTAGCTTCGTCCTCAGCTTCTTTCTCTGCTGTTTCAGCTTCGGCTTCCTTCTGAGCTTCTTCGGCAGCTACTTCTTCTTTTTCTGCAGTTTCAGCAGCGGCTTCCTTTTGAGTTTGCTCAGCTTCCTTGTCAGCCTCTTCAGCAGCCTGCTGTTCCTTTTCGTCCTCTTCAGCGTCCTTAGCAGCTTCCTCAGCGTCTTTTTGTTGCTCTTCAGCTTCCTTATCTGCTTCCTCTGCTGCTTGTTGCTCTTTGGCTTGCTCTTCAGCGTCCTTCTCTTGAGCCTCAGCTTCTTTGTCAGCTTCCTCTGCAGCTACTTCTTCTTTCTCTTGGTTTTCAGCTTCCTTGTCTTCAGCTTCTGCTTGAGCTTCCTTAGCTTGCTCTTCGGCTTCCTTGTCAGCTTCTTCGGCAGCCTGTTGGTCCTTAGCGTCTTGTTCAGCTTGTTGATCTTTTTCAGCCTGCTCAGCTTCTTCCTTTTGCAGTTCTTCAGCAGCTTCCTTAGCTATTTCTTCGGCTTCTTCTTTTCTAGCTTCTTCTGCTTCTTCCTTTTGCTCAGTTTCTGCCTGAGCGTCCTTCTCTGCTCTTTCTGCTGCAGCTTCTTCTTTTTCCTCAGTCTCAGCCTGAGCGTCTTTTTCTGCAGTCTCTGCGTCCTTAGCTTCAGTTTCTGCGTCAGCTTCCTTTCTAGCTTCCTCTGCAGCTACCTCTTCCTTTTCCTGAGTTTCAGCTTGAGCTTCCTTCTGTGTCTGCTCAGCGTCCTTCTCAGCTTCCTCAGCTGCTATCGCTTCCTTTTCCTGAGTCTCTGCTTCCTTAGCTTGCTCTTCAGCTGCCTGCTCTTCTTTAGTTTGGTTTTCAGCTTCTTTGTTAGCCTGTTCAGCAGCAGCTTCTTCCTTTTCTTGATTCTCAGCTTCTTTCTCTTGTTGCTCAGCTTGAGTTTCTTTCTCTTGGTTTTCTGCTTCTTTTTGCTGTTGTTCAGCTACGTCCTTTTCCTGAGTCTCTGCCTCAGCGTCCTTTTGAGCTTGCTCTGCAGCTTGAGCTTCCTTTTCCTCAGTTTCAGCTTCAGCGTCTTTCTGAGCTTCTTCAGCAGCCTGCCTTTCTTTTTCTTCGGTTTCTGCTTCAGCTTCCTTTTGAGCTTCTTCCGCTGCCTGCTCTTCTTTCTCTTGAGTCTCTGCCTCAGCGTCCTTCTGTGCCTGCTCTGCTGCCTGCTGTTCCTTTTCTTCAGTTTCAGCTTCAGCTTCTTTCTCTACTTGTTCAGCAGCTTCGTCCTTAGCTTCCTGTTCAGCCTGTTGTTCCTTTTGAGTTTCTTCGGCGTCCTTTTCAGTTTCCTCAGCTTCTTTTGCTTCGGTTTCTGCCTGACGCTCTTTTTCAACTTTTTCAGCTTCTCTTGCTTCTTTTTCCTCAGTCTCAGCCTGAGCTTCTTTTTTAGCTTCCTCAGCAGCTTGCTGTTCCTTTTCCTGAGTTTCAGCCTGAGCTTCCTTGTCTGCCCTTTCAGCAGCCTCAGCTTCCTTTTGTTCAGTCTCTGCTTGAGCTTCCTTGTCAGCACGTTCGGCTGCTTCAGCTTCCTTTTGCTCAGTCTCAGCAGTAGCTTCCTTCTGTGCTTCTTCTGCAGCCTGCTGTTCCTTCTGCTGTGTTTCTGCAGCAGCTTCTTTCTCAGCTTCTTCAGCAGTTTCCTTGTCGGAACGCTCAGCGGCGTCCTTAGCAGCTTCAGCAGCAGCGTCCTTAGCAGCACGTTCGGCTGCAGCGTCTGCGTCCTTCTGTTGTTGCTCTGCTGCTTGGGTTTCTTTTTGTTGTCTTTCTGCTGTTTGCTCTTTCTGTGCTTCCTCTGCAGCGGCTCTGGCTTGTTCCTTCTGTATTTCTTCAGCTGTGTCGTCAGCAGTAGGAACAGTGTCAGCTAGTGGGTCGTCATCATCAGGAGGAGCAGTAGTGGAAGCACCTCCGCCACCACCGCCACCACCTGTTTCAGGCTCTGGTTCTGGCTCAGGCGTTTCTTCAGGAGGATCGTAGTCAGGATCTATAAAAATTTCTGTTGGTTCGTTAGGATCTCGTACATTAATGATGTTACCAGATTCGTCTACGTCATTAATCTGACCGTACTCTTCACTTCTGTCGTAGTTAAAATCTATTACTACCTGAGTGCCGTCAGTGTGTATTGTGTATCCTGACTGAGCTAGTGCTTCAACTAACTCTTCTTGAGTTGAAACACCAAACAAACCCATCAGTACTTCTTGATCTGAATCAGAAAGACTAAAGAATCCGTTAGCGTCTACTCCTGTTCCAATGCTTGTCATGTGGTCAACAATGGAACCAATGTCTTGTTGTTCTACTGCGCTATCAATAGCAGTTTGAAAATCAGTATCTGAAGGTTGTCTAGGATCATAAGGAACCTGACCCTCGCTTAAACCTATTAATTGGTCTACAAGAGCAGGGTCATCTACAATATTACCTTCAGCGTCGTACCACTGACCTTCGTCTTGATAATAAGCAAGATTACCGTTAGAGTCATAGATACCGTCCTGACCTAACTGAATTTCTCCTGAAGCAATAATAGAAGCGCCGTCTTCAATGTAACCGTCGTAGTAATCAACAGTACCGTCGTTATTTACTACTGCAGTTCCGCCTAATTCATATATGTTACCGTCAGCGTCTCTATAAGTACCGTCGTTTGGATCATAAGTTACGTCAACGTCCTGACTTAAAATTCTATTACCGTCTGGGTCAATGTAGTAGTCGTACGAACCAGGATCAACGTAGCCTTCGCCCATTCGGTACTCTAGCTCGTCTTCGTCTATTTCTTCTTCAACGTCTTCTACAAAGTCGCTAAATTCTTCTACAAAATTTTCATACTGTTCACGAAAATCAGAAATATCGGCGTTTAAAGTAGTGTCTAATTGAGACAAAAAGTCTTCAATGTTACTTATGTCTGGTACGTAATCACTAAAAAATTCTTCAAGTTGGTCAAATCTAGTTTCTACTGAATTTTCTAAATCTTCTAAGTACTGTCTGAACTGATCCTCAAAACCCGCACGTATCATAACTTCAGCAAGTTGTTGAAAATCAAGTTCGCCAGTTGTTACTAACTGAGTAGCTACATTTACAGCACCTGCTTGAATGGCAGTATCAAGTAATTCATACCCTGTTCCTAACGAGTCAAGCGCTTCTTGTGCAATATCAGTATCTAACAAACCAGCAGTAACAACAGTTTGTATAGCGTCTTCAAGAGTAAAGTCGAAGTCGCCAGTAATAACACCTGTTCCTGCTGCACGTCCTATTGCGGAACTTAGAGAACCTGCTATTGCTTCAGAAAGACCTGCTGCTTGTAGTGTTGGTGCAAGAAAAGGAGCTAATGCTTGGCCTGCACCGTAAGTAACAGCAGCCATGACAATGCCTTTGAAGGCTGTTCTGAAATCAGACTCTCTACGTAAATTAAAGTTAGCGTAACCCCACTCACCTAAATTTTCGTAAGCTGCTTCACCTTCTGGGAAATTTACATTCCAATCAGCAAGGTCTAAACCTAATTTGTCTAAAAGACCGTCGTAAGTAGCATTACCGACGTAAACAAAGTTAAACCGACCTAAGTTTCTAAGCTGGATAGTTTTGTTGTCATTAGGGTCTACACGAAAAAGCTCTGTACCCCAATCAGCTGAGTTGTCCAGCATGTGGTTGCCGACAACACGCCTAAAGGACTCTAGTGTGGACGCTCTGCCTCTACCTAAGTCTTTTTCTTCAAAACCAGCAGCAACTAACTGGTCATAAGCAACGTGAGCATTTTCAATGTACTCATCAAACGTAGGACTTTCTTGTATTAAGTACTCGTTTAAACCTGTGAAGTTTCTGTCGTAAGCACGACGCATTCGCTTAACACGTTGTCTTTGCGCTAATGTTATTCTGTCGTCTGGACCTAAGTCGTACATAGCACGAACTTGGTCTGCTGTTGTCATTCCTGCGTATTCGTGGTCTTCAGGCCAGAAATCAGCAGAACTTCTCCACTGTGCAACACGTGGTCGGTTATCATTAGGACCAAAAGGTGAAACCCAGTCAGAAGGCATTGACGTGAGTACACCGTCAGTCTCATAGATAGACCAGATGTCTATTCCTGATTCCTGTTCTGCCATTTACTTTTCCCTCGATACGCCCTTGGTTTTTTCATAAGAGCGCATAGCGCCAAGACCAAGCATACCCATCAGTACAGGCATCATAGTCTCTAGGTCAATGAGTGGTATAGTGACTTCAATAGCCAACAGAGCTAGTACAAAGTTAGTAAAAGGTATAACCATGAAATTACCAGTCATACCTAAGACACAACACCAGCCAACAGCAGGTCTCCAACCAGAGACAAACAAGGACTTGTGTGCTGCTTCTACTTTGTTAACCTCTAGCTGCGCCTTAGCAAGCTCCTGAGCGTGTCTCTGAGCCATTGTAGCAACTTCATGGGCCAGTTTAGCCTTCTGGTCCTTGTCCTGTATAAACTTGTCTAGAAGCCCTGTGACTGGCCCTATGAGTGCTTCAATCATCGTATGTACTCAGCAAAGACAATGGCACCAAGAATAAAAGGATACAGAGCAAAGACAGCCTGACGGTTAACAGCAATGTCCTTACCTGCTGAATCAAGCTGACGTTGGATCATGTCGTACCGCACTAGACACTCTTTCTCGTGTCCCTCAAGTCTCGCAATAAGTTCTTCTGTTTTTGTCATTTAAAACCACC